AAGGTAATCACCATTTTGTATTTGATAGATTTTACAATGATTTTTTAATAAGAAGACGTTGGGATGTAGGTTATCAAAGAACAGCGCAGATGTTAAAAGAAACATGTAACTGTGATGACAAACGTATTGGTAAAGAAAGAATTTCTGTGTTTGTTGTAAAACAGTTTGATAAAAAAACAGATGACTACAATCAAAAAGAATTAAAACCAAAAGATGTATTCTAATGAATCAATTATCTTTTTTTAAACAACAACCGATAATAAAAAAATTAGATAAAACACTTCTTAAACCTAAAAAATTAGAAAATGTTAACCCAATATTTGCTCCTAATAAATATATTATATATCCAACAAATGGATGGCATTATTTTAAAAACTGTCAATTAATTCCTGAACATAATAAATATAAACAAAAAATATGGCCTTTTATAAGTTACAAAACAGATAAAGGTGAAACAAAAATATCTAGTGTGCGTTGGGGAACAACAACTGGCTATCCTACAGTTAGTTTAGATAGGGTTGATGGAAGAATAGCTGTTCCATATTTGATGCATGTTATAGTAGGTGAAGCATTTGTTCCTAAAATAGAATCAAATAAAAAGTTAGAAGTTGCACACATGTATGATGAAGATTGTTGTTATCTACCAGAATTTTTATTATGGCAAACAAGAGGGGAAAATCAAAACGGTAAAAAAAGTCGTAAACCAAGTATAGATATAGAATGGAAATCAATGTTGGCACAAGGATCAGTAAAAGAATGATAGATGGTGTAGCATTAATAACAGTTATATGTATAGCGGCATGGTTAGTAAATAATATATGAGAACAATAGTATTAGGACCACCAGGTACAGGGAAAACCACAACTTTGTTAAACAAAGTTGATGACTATCTTAAACAAACTGATCCTGACAAAATAGGTTATTTTGCATTTACACAAAAAGCTGCACATGAAGCGAGAGACAGAGCAATTAAAAAATTTAATTTTACAGAAGATGACCTACCATATTTTAGAACACTACACTCACTAGCATTTAGAAAACTAGGGTTGAAAAAAGATCAAGTTATGCAAGAAAGACATTACAGAGATTTAGGAGATAAGATAGGTTTTCCAGTAGGATCAACAGCTTACGAAGAAGACAATGATGGTATTAGTTGTAAGTTTAGTTCTAAAAGTGAGTATTTAAGAATGATACAGTTAGCAGAACTTAGAAATATAACTCCAGAACAACAGTTTGATTTAAAAGAACACACACAAGATTTGGAGAGAAGCAAGCTAACAATAATACACAATGAATTAGCAAGATACAAAAAAGATTATTCATTAATAGATTTTAATGACATGATAACAGAGTTTACAAAATCAGATAAATCCCCAAAGTTTGATGTAGTGTTTATTGATGAAGCACAAGATCTTTCATTAATGCAGTGGGATATGACACGATCTATTTGGAATAAAACAAAAGATACTTTCATTGCAGGAGATGATGACCAAGCAATTTATAAGTGGGCTGGTGCAGATGTAGATTCTTTTATTACACTAGAAGGACAATACTTACCACTTACTCAATCATATAGAATACCTGCTAAAGTACATGGATTAGCAATGGGTATAATTAATAAAATTAAAAATAGAATAGATAAATCTTGGAAACCTAGAGTTAGTCAGGGAAATTTATACAGACATTTTGATGTAGATAGTATTGATATGTCACAAGGTGATTGGTTGGTTTTAAGTAGAACAAGACATATGTTAAATAACATAGGTGAGTCTTTGTACAGACAAGGATTGTATTATGAAAACAGATATAAACGAAGCAGTGAAAAAGAATTACACAGAGCAGCGACGTCTTGGGAAAATTTAAGAAAAGGACATTTAATATCTTACAAAGAAATAGAAAACATAATTAAATATGTTGGTCCTAAAAATTGGCATGCTAAAAAAATAAAAGGTATGGCTAAAGGATCTTTTTATGGAATAGATCAACTTGTAAAAGATTACGGTCTACAAGTTAAAACAGTTTGGTACGAAGCATTTGATATTGCAGGACAAACTAAGGTAAACTATCTTAGGAAGATGAGAAAGAATGGTGAGAAACTAAACGAAAAACCTAGAATTGAGTTATCCACTATACATGCAGCTAAAGGTGGTGAAGCAACAAATGTTGTGCTATTAACAGATCTTACAGAAAATACTATGAGAAGTTATGAAAGAAATCCAGATGACGAGAATAGATTATTTTATGTAGGTGCAACAAGAACGAAAGAAAACTTACATATAATAGAACCAAAGAAATACGAAAAAGGATACATACTATGACAAATAAAGATATGTTTAAATCAACAAACTACAATTCTTTAGAAGATCAGATAGGTGGGAAGCACTATCGATCGATGAAGATACAACCTGCTGAATTTATAAATGAAAACAAATTATTATTTGCGGAAGGCAACGCAATCAAATATATTTGCAGGCACCAATCAAAAGGAAAAGCAGAAGATATAGAAAAAGCGATACATTATTTAGAAATGATATTAGAAAGAGATTATGATGCCGGCTAAATTTATAGTTAAAAAAACAATACAAGTTGATACACATGAGTTTGAATTAGAAATTTATCCAAGACTAGTTTCTTGGGAAGTATTTCCAGCAAATCATGAAGCAGCTTTGTATGCATTTAGTAATAAAGAAAAATTAAATAAAACAATAGAAACTAACCACGTATACGAAAAAAGGAAAAAGTAACATGCAAATACCACTATTTAAACCACAGACTGAATGGCTACCACCAGAAAATTTTCCAGACTTATCTAAGTATGATGAGATAGCAATTGACTTAGAAACTAAAGACCCGGACCTTACAAAGATGGGATCAGGATCTATAGTTGGTAAAGGTGATGTTGTAGGTATTGCGGTAGCTGTTAAAGGTTGGTCTGGTTATTACCCTATTGCTCATGAAGGTGGTGGTAACATGAGTCGAGCAAAAGTTTTAAAATGGTTTCAAGGTGTACTTAGTACACCCGCAGATAAAATTTTTCACAACGCCATGTATGACGTGTGTTGGATTAAAGCGCTTAGTCTAAGTATCAGCGGTAGAATTGTGGACACGATGATTGCATCGGCCCTTGTTGATGAAAATCAAATGCGCTATGACTTAAACAATTGTGCTAAAAGATACACCGGCAAAACAAAAAATGAAAGTGATTTATATGCAGCAGCAAAAGATTGGGGTGTTGACGCCAAGGCAGAAATGTATAAACTACCTGCCATTTATGTCGGTGCATACGCAGAAAAAGATGCAGAAATAACTTTAGAGTTATGGCAAGAACTTAAAAAAGAAATACTTCACCAAGATATACAATCTATTTTTGATATGGAGACTGAGTTGTTTCCTTGTTTGGTTGATATGCGTTTCCTAGGGGTGCGGGTAGACGTGACAGCAGCCAATCAATTAAAAACAAAACTGACCAAAGAAGAAGAATCATTATTACACCAAGTGAAAAAAGAAACAGGAGTAGATACGCAAATATGGGCCGCAAGATCGATAGCTCAAGTCTTCGATAAATTGAAACTAGATTATGATAGAACTGAAAAAACACAGGCTCCTTCCTTTACTAAAAATTTTTTACAGAATCACCCCCACCCAACTGTGAAACGAATTGCCCAGGCCCGTGAAATAAACAAGGCCCATACCACGTTTATTGATACCATATTAAAGCATTCACATAAAGGTAGAATTCATGCTGATATAAACCAACTAAGATCAGATAATGGCGGAACTGTGACCGGTAGATTTAGTTACTCGAACCCAAATTTACAGCAAATTCCAGCTAGGAACAAGGACCTCGGACCTTTGATTAGGGCCTTATTTGTGCCCGAGGAGGGCCATACATGGGGTTGTTTTGACTATTCACAGCAAGAGCCTAGGTTGGTAGTGCATTATGCAGCTTTACAGAATCTCTATGGAGTGGACGATGTATTGGAAGCGTACCGTGAAGGGGACGCTGATTTTCACACAATCGTTGCTGAGATGGCAGAGATACCTAGATCACAGGCTAAGACCATAAATCTTGGCCTGTTCTATGGTATGGGTAAGAATAAACTACAAGCAGAATTAGGTGTATCTAAAGATGTATCAGATAGTTTGTTTAGACAGTACCACAACAGAGTACCATTTGTTAAACAGCTGATGGACAATGT